TAAAGATAAAGTATAAATATTACTTTGAGTAGCCTCATATCTACCTTTTAGGTAATCTGTTATAAGAGGCATTTTTATAGGTCTTTTAATTTTTCCTTCATTATATAAATCTTGACTAATTTTTTCTATTTGAGAAGATTTCAAATTTCTTAATTTCATTGCTTCTTTTAATCTATTAGCAAAAGAAAAAGGTATGTTACTATTCATGATAACCTCCTGTATGAATAAATTATAAAACAAAACTTAGGAAAAATCAATGTTTTTTTATAAAAACTTAGGAAAAAACTAATTTTTATTAAAAAAGTATTGACACAAAAAAATAAAAGTGATAATATAATGACAACTTAGGAATAACCTAACAAGAGAGGAGGCGAAAAGAATGGAGGAAAATGCAGCAGAATTCAATTTTGATAAACTAACAGGAAGAATTATTGAAAAATTCAAAACTAGAGAAAACTTCGCAGCGAAAGTACCAATGAGCATCCCTACCTTAATTAACAAATTAAGTGGGAGAGTGGATTTCAAAAGTAAAGAGGTAGTAAGATTTTGCGTACTTTTGGATATTCCACTAGATCAAATACCAAATTTTTTTTACGAAACAACTTAGGAACAACCTAACAAAAAGAAATGGAAAGAATATGAAAAAATTAAAAAATGCCGAACTACATACATTGTTCAAGGAGGGAGAGTATGAAATATAAATCAAAAATGAAAAAAATAAAAAATTGCGGACGACACACAAAAAGAAGGTGGAAAAGAAATGGATGAAAAGTTAAACGAAGTTTTAAAAATATTAACAATTGCTGAATGCAAATTACAAAAAATAAAAAAAGAACAAACAGAGAACAAGTCTGAATGTTCTAAAACAAAAATTGAATTGATAAATAGAAAACTGCAAGTATTACAAAATATCCTTATAGAAATCGGGTAAGTCAGCTTTTAAAAAATCAATCATAGCATCATTAAATTCGTTGAAATTTTTAAATTTGGAATTTTGGGCAACTAATGTATCAATATTGGGGTTACTAGCCATTTTAATTTGATCATATAAGGTATAAACACCTAGCGAATTATAAAATTCAACGCAAGATTTATAATTAGTATTTTTAATAATAAAATCCTTTTCTACAAAGAAATCGTCTTCTTTGATTAAAGTATTTTGCAATTTTTGTATTTTACGTTTATTCAATATAATCACCTCACATTCGAGGGAATTATATCACATAAGACAAAAAAATAAAACGAAAGGAATGAATTATAAATATGGAAAAAGTAAAAAATGCCGAACTACACACATAATTCAAGGTTGTGAAATGCAATAAAAATAAAAGAAGGAGGTAAGTATGGAAGATAAAGAAATTGATGACAAAATAAAAAAAGTGAATGAATTAGTAAGTTTATTAGAGAGAGCAAACGAACTAATCCAATCCCTAAATTCAACTAATATAACAATTACTAATAATTATACTAATTACAGTGATTAATATTGAGTGTCATTCACAATAGCACCTGTATCAATAATTGCATTATTAGAATTATTATCTAACTTTTTAACAGTACCAGAAATGTTTACATTACCATTATTAATCAAATGAGTTACAGTGCCATTAATAATACCAGAACAATTTCCTAAAATTTCTAATGTATTACAAATACCAGTTACTACAACTTGAGAATTTTCGCTTATAGTTACTTTCTTACTACAAATACCAGAAATAGTAAGTTTACTATCATTAGTAACGAGAACATCTTCATTACAAATTTTAGAAATCTTATAATCAGTATCAATTAGCATAATAATCACCTCGCTTTCAAAGGTTATTATATAACAAAATATTACAAATTGAAAAGTAAGTTATGATATGAAATTCAAAAAATCCAAAATAATATAAAAAGTTAAAGGAGAAATTGAAAATGGAATTAAAAGATAATGTTTTTTATACACCAACACAATTTGCAGAATTAAGAAATTGCAGTATACTAACTGCACTAAATATTTATAATTCACAAGACTTTCCAAGTGAAAATTTTGGAAAAGAAAAAGTAGCTTTGGGGAGTGCAATAAGAGAATGGTATAGCAAGAAAAGAACGAAAGGAGAAGAATAGAATGAAAAAATCTAGGAAGAAAAAATCAAATAATAAAAAATTAAAAAAAATTATAATAATGCTACTAATAATTGTACTTTTTATAATTACATTAATTAATATGTATATTGGACAACCTAAATATGAAGAAACATATAAAACAATATATATAGGAGAAGATGAAACTTTATGGACTATTGCCGAAGATTATAAAAAACCAAATCAAGACATAAGAGAGTACATATTTGAAATCAAAAAATTAAATAATATGGAAACTG